GCATTGTAGAACGTAAGTAATATGTTCTATTGATTAATACAATACGCATATTCTTTATGCCTTCATCAAACTTTTGTTTAGCTAACATTGCATCTTGTGAATTACCACGGAATAAATAAGCATAATGCATTGCACCATCAACAATAACATGTTTAAATCTTTCAGGAACAGCAGGAACATCATCATACAGTTCTAAGTCTACAGGCACACGATAATATTCATATACTACTGTGTAGGCTTTATCAGGTTCAGGTGTAAGTAAATACTCAAGAGCAGGTCCATGTGCTACCATTTGAGGCACACCACTTCTACCATTAGTATTATATTCTTGGTCTACATACTTATCTAAATATTCTTCATAAGCTAGAACACCTAGTCTAGTTGTTGCATTTCCTAATGAGCTATCTTCTTTTATACGAAAGCTATCAAAGTCTACAAGTTTAGCATCGTGAGGAAAAGGATATCTTGTAACGTTGGCTGATAAAACATCTTCTTGTTCTACATGATTAAAGGGCCAATTAAATTCATGTTGGTTGATATCACGAAGAGATGCATTGATAGCATCTTTACATTGTGCATAAAAACCTGTAGCACTAGCAAAGTTACTAGTTGTAAGCTCTGTTTCATTTAGTCTACGATTTATTTGATTAACAAGTTCTAAATAATTATATGCCATCATTTCTGCCTTATACTTAATTTAACAGTTCGTTCTGCTGTACTACCTGTGCTGTCAGTAATCTGACATATAAATGAATATTCTCTATTTAAAACACCACTACCTAAATTAATTGTTGCTACTGTATTAGTGTTTGTTTGTGATATATTTTGTATACTGTCTGTAACTACATTACTAGAAGCAGTTGTTAATGTTTCACCTGCATCTATCTGTGTCTTACCAATCTCTGATGTTTTAACAAACCATGTTACAGAAGATATGGTAGCAGTATCTAAAAAGCGTGACCAATCCATGCTATAATCTAGTTGTTCATCAGGGTCTTTAACGGGCCATCTAAATGACATTTTTAATTCCTTATGCTGCTGCTCTTCGTTCTGCGACAGTTGCTTGTCTACTTACGTATACTACTCTAGGTGGTTGTTTTTCTACATAAGCTGTTCTACGTCTGTCATATAAAGTCTTAACTGCTTCAAAATCAAATGTAACACCTGTTGGTGTAATTGTTCCTAGTGAGAATGTTCCTACAACACTTGCAATAGAATGTGTATTGCTATGTGTTAATATTCCTATAGCACCTGTAGCTGATACTGACTGAAGTCTTTCTTGGACATCTATCTCAAAGCCGTCTACTTGTACTTGCTCTACTTGACCTGTGGCTGCGACACCTGTTAGCGTCTGATTTGCTGTACCTGTTAATGTAAGATTAATTACATTAGATGCTTCATTTGTAATTGTAGTAGAACCATTTGTTCCATCAAAATGAAGTAATGCTTCTGTACTTCCATCTAAAGAGTACGCTTCTGTTTCAGGTGTAAAATTTGTAGCAGAAAGACCTGTTGGTGTGGATGCTCTAAACTCATCTATGTATCCTGTAAATTCTTCAGAGCCATTTTCTTTAGCTCCAATTACATAGGTATGAGCATTGTATCCTGCACCTGCTTGCTGACCTCTTTGGAATCCATCTACAAATACTTCTGTAAAGGCAAACCTTCTTTGTAGTCGTATATGATGCCAAGTATTGTTACTTAATTGTCCACTAACTGACCTAGTTATAGAATTATCTTTAATTACTTGTAAAGTACCACTACTAATACGTAAAGCAAAACCAGAGTTAGAGTTTTGTCCATCCCAAAGATGAGCAGTTTGACTTGTTAGCGTTGAAGAGTAAACCCAAAAATCTACANCCCACTCTGAACTTGTTAACAGACTTGAAGTGTAACTTGTTGTTACAAAATCACCTGTTCCATCTAGTAGTAAACTAGCAGTACCAAACTTCTTTTCTGCTGTAGAAAGCTGTGCATTACCACTTGCTGTAAAAGGTTTAGGAGGATTAAGCTGTCCTTCTACTCCTACTGCACTTTCTGCAACATTAGGCTTAACAGTTCCAATTTGACCTGTAGCAGAGACACTTAGTAGAGCTTCAGATGTAGTTATCTCAGGTGTTCCTACAGCACCTGTAGCAACTAAACTAGGAGCATTTAAAAAGTTAAACGTCTTAGCAAAATTATCGCCTGTGTTTAACGTAAATGTTCCTACAACACTTCCAAGAGAGTGTGTGTTACTATTTGTTAATGTTCCTACATTACCTGTTGCACTTACCGCATCTACAGCTTCAGTTGGATTAGGTTTAATTGTTCCTAGTTGACCTGTAGCAGATACACTATCAACTAGCTTTGGTATAACTTGAATTTGACCTATTTGAGCAGTAGCTGAAACACCGACTAAGCGTTCAGATATGTCAATTTCAAATCCATCTATTTGTACCGACTCTACCGAGCCAACAAGTTCTAAAGTAGGAAGATTTATAACAGGTGTTACACTGCCATAAATTGCACTACCATATAGACCTTGACCGTAGATAGCATCATTTGCACCTAATATAGCACGTACATTTAAAGTACCTATACTACCTATTAAGGCAACAGAGGTTATACCTGATTGAGTCTGTGTAGTAACACCATTTACAGAGCCTGTAGCACTGACACTACTTAAGGCTTCTTTAGGCTGACTTTCTATATTACCTAATGCAGTTGTTCCTTGAACACTTGCAACTGTAAAGGTAATGTTTTCAGCAGGAGCAGAAATAGAACCTGTCATACCCACGCTAGTAATTAATGTGTCACTAGAATGAGTTAGTGTTCCTATACTTCCTGTACCTACAACTCCTGTTAGAGTAACAGATAAAGTCGCAAACACACTTCCTATCTGTCCTGTACCTGATACACTAGCTAGTGGTTCGTCAACATCTAAAGTAAGACCATTAACTCCACCTGTAGCTGATACACTTCCTGTTTGTTCGGCTATGTTACTCTGTACTGTTCCTAAGGAACTAGTAAGAGCAGGGGTAACATTAAGTGGTTCTGTGATATCTACTTCAAATGCATCTATATGTAAAGTACGTGTAAGAGCAGTTGCACTGACTCCTGTTAAAGAAACAGTACCGCTTACAAGTCCAAAACTCGCAGTGCTATAAGCACCAGAGCCATATATAGCATCAGCAGTATCGTAGAACGACATGTTCTACCCCTTAAGCTATACGTATTACAGCGTTGGAAGCGTCAGCAGTTGGGAACTGAATAGTCAAGTCACCTGCAGTAGCAGATACTGTACCACCAAAGTCAATGACAGCTATAGCAGAGTTACTGTTTGCAGTGTTGTAAATTATACAACCATCAGCAGACACAGTTACGTTACTGAATACCTCATCAGCAAAGTCTACAGTAGCAGTTGTACCATCTACAGCAATCGTTGCACTATCTAGTGCTTGACCACCTGCAGTATAGTTTGTACCACTTGCTTCATCAGAGTTACCTGTTACGTCAGAGTAGTTAGTCGTAGCAGCACCATATGTACCTGATGGGGATGCTTTAATAAGTGCTAGTTTAAGTGAATCAGTATCAAGGTCATGTAGACCACCTAATAACTCAGACTTGAAACTTGTGCACATTGCAGTCGTGATAGCCATTTATAATCTCCTATAATATCACATGTTGTAAAGGGCAACCCTAAAGCTGCCCTTCACTTACATTAATTTAAGCTAAAGTGTCTCTATCAACTTCGTTAGCTGACATGTCACCTTGGTCACTGATATCCATCAACATTGCATATACACGGATTTTACCNGCAGTAAATGAAGTACCTGTACCTGCTAATAACACATCAATTGTGTCAGCAGAAGTAGAGGCAGTCAANCCTGTGATTGCAATCTGAGGAGCATATGCACCATCGGCAGCACCATCAATATCAAAAAGTGCTACAAACTCATCAACGTCACTGTTAGCTCCACCAGCTGTCAAACCAAGTGATGCAGTTGCGTTTGTTCCACTGTTCATAGTCGCACTGTCCACAACTTGAAGCCCAGCAGCTACTACAAGAGTATTAGCTGGAACTGTGATAGCCTGAATGGTATCAGCAGTGGAAGGGTTGATACTATTAGCAGTTAAGTCAATGACATTATCTACATAGTATACGTTTCTACCTCTTTGGGAGTTGCCTGAAGAGGCTTTAAGAGCAGCTGTAATATTCGCCATAATCTAATCTCCCTTACGCTAAGTGATAAGCACAAGTAGCGATTGCTTCTGGGCGAAGTATCTTTCTACCGTACAAATGCATACCACGAACAATATCAGCAAAAGAATCAGGGTCTCT